TCTGGACTTTGAGCTTCAGCGGGAGGACATGGCGTTAATCGCAAGCTTTAACGTGGAGAATGTCCAGCTGCCCGAGGACACCGACGAGAGCGAGTACATGGAGGATCTGGAAATCAATATGAGAGAGGATGAATGAAATGGGACTTCCCACGATTGACGTCGTGTTCAAAAAGCTGGCGTCGACGGCGGTGACGCGGTCCACCCGGGGCGTTCTGGCGGTGATCGTCCAGGACGCAACCGCGGCGTTTACCAGCAAAACCTATACCACCCTGTCCGACGTTGTCGCAGCGGACTATACCGCTGAAAACTATGCGGCCATCAGCCGGGTATTTGCAGAGAACCCGTACAAGGTGATCGTTGTGCGGGTTGGCACGGCGGACGACATTGACGCCGCCACGGCCATTCTGGACACGCTGACCTATAACTGGGTCTGTGCGGTACCCAGCGCATTTCAGTCTGGCCTTGTGGCCCATGTCAAGTCAAAGAACCTTGCCAGCAAGGGGCATAAGGTCAAGGCACTGGTCTGCGGCGTCGACGCGGCGGACGATCTGCACATCGTGAACGTACCCAACACGGCGGTGACGTTGAAGGACGGCACGGAGCTGCTGATCAACCTGTATCTGCCCCGGCTGGGCGGAATTCTGGCGGCCTGCCCCATGACGGAAAGCGTGACCTATTGGGAACTGGACGACCTGCGGGCAGTTTCCGCCGTTGCAGACGTTGGCGCGAGCATCGACGCCGGTAATCTGGCGCTGTTCAAGGATGACGATACCATCCGGATTGCCCGAGGGGTGAATACGCTAACCACAATTTCCGCCGCCATGACCGAGGATGAGAAGAAAATCACGGTGATGGAGGGTATGGACCTGATTCAGGAGGATATCGTCGCCACGTTTAAGAGCCGCTACCTGGGCAAGTTCAAGAACAAGTATGACAACCAGGCACTGCTGGTGTCCGCCATCCTGGCCTATTTCGCGGAGCTGGGCCGGGAGGACGTGCTGAATCCGGACTACGCCAACACCTGCGGCATTGACCTGACGGCCCAGAAAGCCGCGTGGACTGCCGCTGGGACGGATACATCCGGATGGTCGGACGCCCAGACCAAGAAACGAACCTACAAGAGCAATGTGTATCTGACGGCGGATGTGCAGATTCTGGATGCCATGGAAGACCTGACGTTCACGATCTATCTGTCGTAAGGGAGGGTTGACGCATGAACAAATTTGACCACAACAAGATATTCGCGGCTCCTTCAGCAAGGTCTGGCTGAACGACGAGAAGCTGGCAAACGTCAAGTCCTTTGAAGCCAAAGCCACGCTGGACTATGAGGACGTGGACGTCAACGGGGACCTGGGGCAGAAGCACCGGTACATGGGGTATTCCGTCGCCGGTACGCTGACGCTGCACAAGTATGACTCCACAGTTGCCAAGCTGATGAAGGACGCCATTGTCTCCGGCACCATGCCGGAGATCAAGGTGATTGCGGCACTGGACGACCCGACGGCCTATGGCGCGGAGCGTGTGGCCCTGTACGACGTGACGCTGGACGAGGTGACCCTGAACAAGTTTGAAAACAAGGGCCTGACCGAGGAGGAGGTCCCGTTCAAGGCCGGGTCCTTCAAGTACCTCGACGTGATTTAACGGAGGGTAGATATGGGAAAAGCAAAAAAACTGACGCTGGAGGCCCTGATTGCCCGTCATGAGCAGCGAGACGCGGAGAAAACGGATTTCCGGGAGATCGAGATTCCCGCCCTGGGCGGTACGCTGGTATTCAAAAAGCTGCCGCTTACGGCGTTTTTGAATCTGATGGAACAGCAGGGGGATAACCCGACACTGCGGGAATCCGTTGAATTTGAGGCGGAGCTGATCTACAGGAGCTACCCCACGCTGCAGGACAAGAAGCTGCAGGCGGAATATGAGTGTGAGGAGCCGACGGACATCGTCTATAAGTTGCTGGATGACGATCTGGGCGCCATCGGCAGCCTGTCCGCGGAAATCCTGGATTTCTACGGGATGGGAGAATCCGTCCGGGAGCAGCTAAAAAACGCATAAGGGGCGACGGCGATCTTATGCTGATCGCCCACTACATCAATCGGGGGCATACGCTGGAGGAGCTGCTGGGCCTGTCCGCGGTAGAACGGGAATTCTTTGCGGCGGCATGGGAACTGGAAACGGAGGCGTTGGATGGCAAATAAGAATATCAATATTCTGCTGAGTCTTCAGGACAAGTTCTCTAAACCGCTGCAAGGCACGACCGCACAAATTAAGGCGCAGAAAAAGCAGATCAAAGCCTGTTCCAATGTAATCAACAGCTGGGCGAAAAACGCCAACAGCAAGTTTAAAAAAGTGGCGGGGACGGTGGGTAAAGCCGCGCTTGTCCTGGGCACGCTGGGTGGTGCAATCTCTGTCGCGGGCATCAAGGCATGGTCCGGTCAGGCGATGGAGGCCGCGACGGCGCAGATCGAGGCGGAAATAAAGCTGGAGGCGGTGCTGGGCAATGTCAAAAGCCTTGCATCTGGCGGTACCGCGGCGATTCAGGCCGCAAAGAAAGAGCTTGTGGGCGTTGCCGGCGGCATTCAGAAGGTTGGCGTCATTGGCGACGAGGTCACGATTGCAGGACAGCAACAGTTAGCTACTTTCCAGCTGTCCACCAAGTCCATTTCCACGCTGTCTGCGGGCATGGACGACCTGCTGGCCCAGCAAAAAGGCCTGAACGCAACACAGGGTGACGCCGTGACCATCGGCAACCTGGTCGGCAAGGCGATGACCGGGCAGGTTGGCGCCCTGTCCCGTGTCGGCATCATCATGACCGATGCACAGGAAAAGATCATGAAGACCGGCACCGAGGAAGAAAAGGCCGCCGCCATGGCTCAGATCTTGAAGGATAACGTCGGTGGCGTCAATGAAGCACTGGCGCAGACACCTCAGGGCAAGATCAAGCAGGCACAGAACCTGTATGGAGACATGACCGAGGAAGTCGGCAAGGGTCTGCTGGCCATCAAGGCGCAGATTTACGGAGTGGCGACACAAGCACTCCCCGTTGTGCAAGAAAAGTTAAAGGGACTTGTGGCAAAGCTGCAAAGCAAGGTCACCGCTGCCATTGCCTACCTGAAAGCCCATAAGGAGCAAATCCTTGTGGGAATGCAAAAGGTCAAGACGGTGCTTTCCAACGTTTACAAGATCATTTCGACGGTGGTCGGATGGGTTATCAAGCACGGAAATATTCTGATTCCCATTCTGGCCGGGGTCGTGGCGGGTTTTGCGGCGTTCAACGTGATTATGGCGATTGTGCCTATGATCTCAACGCTGGTTACCGTCATACAGGGCGTAAGCGCGGCAGGCGGGATTTTGAACGCGGTCATGGCGGCGTGTCCCGCCGTTATGATTGCTCTTGCGATTGCTGCCTTGGTGACTGCGGGGGTTCTGCTTTGGAAGAACTGGGACAAAATCAAAGCCAAAGCGCAGGAGCTGTGGGGCTCCGTGAAAGCTGTGTTCGGCGGCATCAAGGATTCCATTGTCGGCGCGTTCGACACGGCAAAGACCAAGGTCGCCGGCGTGATCGACTGGATTAAGGACAAGCTCGGGGCAATTGGTAAGGCCATTGAGAAAGTACCAGTGCTGGGGACGATTTTCAAGGGAATAAAAACGGTAGCCGGCGCGGCAAAGACGGCCATCACCGGACACGCCACCGGCACCAGTTACTTCTCTGGCGGTCAGACCCGAATCAATGAGGGCGGGCGCGGCGAGATTGTGAACCTGCCCAGCGGGACGCAGATCATTCCTCACGATGTCAGCAAGAAAACCATTTCGCAGAACGGGCGCAGCATTATTCTCTATTTCATCGTCCAGGGCAATATGATCGGCAACAAGGCGTTTATGGAGCAGTGCGGCGATTACCTTGTCCGGCGGATTGTGACGGCGGAGGACCGCGTGTAAGAAAGCCGCCCCTCAATGAGGGGCGGCAAGTCAGTTGATATCCAGTTTTGCTTTCAAAGCGTCCTGTAGGACGGTGGAAAAATTGACGCCTGCGCGGTCGGCCATCGTGTTCAGCCAATTGGGAATCGTCAGCGTCTTTTTTACGGCGCGGCTGTCATAGAGCTTACGGTATTCCACGGTGTCACAGCAGACAAGTGAAACAATTTCACTTCTTTGCGCCTGAATCACTTTGATGTCGGAGGCATCGGGGATGGGTTCGCCGTCTTCCTCGTGATCGTACAGCATCAGGCACAGGGCATCTTCTGCCATTTCAACCGCTTCCGGCAGGGTATCCCCGCAGGTGAAGCAGCCGTCGATATCCGGGAAAGAAACAGAGTAGCCGGTTTCTTCCTTTGTGAAGATGGCTGGGTAAGCATACTTTGCCATAGAAATCCTCCTTTTATTTACGTTATGGAGACGCAGGGGATTTATGCAATCCCCGCGCTCCGCTTGATGGATTTTAAGGTTCCGGGTGGGACGTCCTGCGTCCCGTGCCGGGGGACTTGAAACTTTAGCCCGGTTTTGCGACTGACCCAGATTTCGTGTCGGCTTCCTTCCCGGTAGAAGTAGCAGTCATTTTCCCGAAGCATCTTTTTTACTTCACTGACTTTCATCGCGGCCCCCTCTCTATGTTCTTATAGCACGTATTAACACGTATGTCAATAGAAAAGTACGTATTTACACGTATTATTTAGGAGAATTATGGATCTGATTTTAAGTTACAACAACAACGAAATAACGATGGTGTTCCCGGTTGTGGAGAATGAGGGCATTGACCTTGAAAGCCCCCAGAGCAACGGCAGCTTTGACTCGCTAAACGGGGAGATGAACACCATCGGAACCATGGGCCTCAGGAGCTGCTCCATTGCTTCCATCTTCCCGACCCACGACTATCCATGGCTACGGCCCCACTCGTCCTCTGATGGGTGGGACTACGTCCAGAAGATCGAGGCAGGCCGGAGGCGCTTCATTCCGTTCCGGGCAATCCTGCTGGATAATGACGGCTCGGAAATCTTCAATATGCCCTGCACGGTGGATAAGTTTACCTATAAGCGCGACCGGGTGGGCGACGTGGCCTACACGCTGGAGCTGCGGGAATACCGCTTTGGGAGTTATACGATCTGATGGAAACATACATTGCGAAATGGTACAGCCGGGATACCGGAACCACCACCGACATCACCTCCCGCTGCGGTGGGGTGTCCACGGCGGATGATCTGGACTCGCTGGCTGTCACGATGTCTATGGATGTGCAGCAAAGCAGTATTGACCCGTACCACAAGCCGCTGGCGATTGCCTGCGGCGACCGGATTCTGTTTTACAAGGACGGAAGCCTTGTCATGGACGGGCAGATCGAGACGATCTCCGGAGACTACCGGACCAAGATGCAGCTGTCCGTGACGGACGACGGAATCATCCTGACGCAGAATGACTTCATTATTCAGTTTAACAGCGTGGCGGCAGATACCGCGATTAAGCAACTGTGCGCAAAGCTGGGGATTGCCGTCGGCAGTGTGCCGGCTATGAGTACGAAGATCACAAAGATCTACCACGGTGCCGTCAGCACGATTTTACAGGATATTTTAGACACAGCCACAGCGGAGACCGGCACGGAATACAAAATCCGGGTGCGGGGCGGGAAGCTGTATATCACGCCCTACGGGACGGCCCCGGTCACGGCAACCTACCAGCCCGCGGGCAGCCTTCCGGCATTTCCCATCCAGAGACAGCCCGGGGCCCCAAGCGTCAAGTGGAGCATTGACAGCCTGCGGAATGCCGTGCAGATCTATTCGGACCAGGACAACAGCGTTTCCGTTCTCGCCTCTGCCTCAGATGCGGCCAGCATTGCCCGCTATGGGCAGAGGATGAAGCTGGACACCTTCTCCGATTCGGACGGTGCGACGGCGGCGCAAAAGGCAAGGACGCTGCTCTCCCAGCTGAACACCGTATCGGAGGAAATCAGTATTCACACCTACGGCGCGGGCAGCGTGACGGCGGGCGTGGTGCTGGCGTTCGATCTGGCGGAGTTCACCGGAACTTTTCTGGTGAAAGCCGTCACGCACAACTACGACCATCCGCACACGATGGATTTGACACTGAAAAGGATTTGATGCTATGGCGTGGGCAGAGAAAATGGCGCAGGAGCTGAAAAAGCGGGACAACCCCAGCATGGGGCCGTATATCGAGGGAAAGGTCGTTTCCGCCTCGCCGCTGAAAATTTCCATCTATGACGGTGCGGCAATTCTGGGCGCGGAGCAGCTGCGGCGAGTAGACCCGTGGATGCAGTGCACCGCATATCAGTCCTGTTCCCCGACAGGCGGGGCTACCTGCGATTATTCCGGCGGTGAAGTCCTCGGGGAGTGTGCTGGGTGTTCTCAGGGGAAGTGCCTGGAGCCGCGCCCGCTGGTGACAGGACAGAAGGTGCTGCTGATCGGGCAACAGGTCTATTACATGATCGGGGTGGTGACGGACGCATGATTTTCCCACAGGCAACTTCGGCGGCGGAAACGCTGGAGGAGGACAGCACAGAGGTAAAAACGTCCTTTTCCTTCGATGATGCCGCCGGCAAATTCACGCTGATTGACGGCAGCCCGAAAGCTATCACCGGGACGGCGGCAGTCAAGGAATGGCTGAAGCTGTTGGTTCGGACGACGCCTGGTAAATACGCCGTGTACGGTGATACCGCGTTTGGCGTGGACACCACGCTGCTGATCGGCAAGAAGTCTCTGCCGTCCGGGGCCATTCTGAGCGAGTTGAAACGGCAGATCACGGAGGGCGCAATGCTTTGCCCTGCCATTGAATCCATATCTGATTTCAGCATTGAGGGCAGCACGATCTCATTTACCGTGGCATTGAAGAGCGGAGAGGAGGGCGAGGTTTCCGTTGAGCTATGACGTGGATACTGTTCACGGGGAAATCCTCGGGAACATCAGCGATACATACCAGAAGACGGTCGGCTTCCCGACCTATGACCTGACGCGGGCCTTTGCGCTGGCGATTAAAAGCCTGGGGGATGACCTGCTAACGGCAGAAGCAGCCGCGGACATAAACAATATGACCGGCGACGCCTTGACAAAGTGGTGTTCTCAGCGCAAAGGCGTGACCCGGAAGGCGGCAACCTATGCAGCTGGAACGATCACAATTGTGACCGGCACCGGGACGGTTGCCAAGGGCGCCCTGTTTGAGAGCGCCGGCGGCATTCAGTTCGCGGCGACGGAGGATAAAAGCGTCACGGACGGTGACATGGTGGCGGTGCAGGCTGTCGTTGCTGGCATGTCCGGGAACGTTGCAGCAGGGGCAGTTACGAAGATGCCCGTCACGCTGACCGGGATATCCGTTGTGACGAATGAGGCGGCCATGGTGGGCGGCTATGACGCGGAGACGGACGACAGCCTCCGGACGCGGTACTATGCGGCGGTTCTTGCCCCGGCCACCAGCGGGAACAAGAACCAGTATGTTATGTGGGCGGAGTCGGTTTCCGGTGTCGGCGGCGCGAAGTGCTACCCGCTGGCAAACGGCCCGAACACGGTAGAGGTCTGCATCATCGACAGCGATTGCCAGCCTGCCTCGGCAGAGCTGGTGGCAGAGGTGCAGGCGTACATTGACCCGGACAGCGCCGGGATCGGAGAAGGGGCCGCGCCAATCGGCGCATACTGTACGGTCACCGGTGCGGCGGGCCTTTCCATTAACGCAGCCTGCACGGTTACGCTGGCAAACGGCTATGACGCTGCGACAGTTCTTGAAAATGTGACAGCGGGCATTAAGGCCTATCTGGACAGCATTGCTTTTTCTTCTACTTATGTCAGCTACGCCAAGATTGCCAACGCAATCAATGACGCGGAGGGTGTTCTGGATTACACGAATTTGACAGTTAATGGCGGCACGGAAAACATCACGGTGCCTGGTGGCCATCGTGGGGACAGTGAGCATCGCATGACGAAAGAGTATATCCTTGCGCAGCTCAATAAGCTGCATCGGACGGACCCGTGGGTCAATGAGCTCTTTGCGGCCTCCGGCCTGACGCTGGACACGGTAGCGGATATGGTTCTGGGGCTTTATAACAGCAACTGGTTTGATCTGCTGGATGAGCAGTGGGTGAAGTTCTACGAGGCGAAGATGGGCATTACGCCGACATCCACCCAAACTCTGGCGGACCGGCGCAGCGCGATTCAAGCCAAGTGGAAAAGCGGCGGGAAAATTGATCTGGCGCTGATTCAGGCAGTATGTGACTCCTGGCAAAACGGAGAAGTCAGCGCGGCGTTCACGGGCGGGACCATCCAGCTGACCTTCAATTCTATCTACGGCGTACCGCCCGACCTGCAAACGCTGCTGAACGCCGTGGACGATGTGAAACCGGCGCATCTCGCGCTTGCGTATGTTCTGAAGTATCTGCTGATCCGGGACATCCACGGCGTGAAGACGCTCAGCGAGATGGACGCGCTGACACTTGATAAATTCGCGGGAGGTGGGAGCTGATGGCAAGCTATACCACAAATCTAAATCTTTTAAAAAAGGACCCGGTGGCAGATGCCGCCGACACGTTCAACATCCAGACGATGCTCAACGAAAACTGGGACAAGATCGACGCGGCGCTGGCGGCGGCGCGGTCGGCGGAGGAATACGACCCGGCGGGGACCTA